CAGCATCAGTAACAGGTTTAACAACAACTTCTACATTGGATTTCCAAGTAGGTCAAACAGGTACAGCAACAGCGACAGATACAATTAACGTACACTCAGTAACATTAGAAAGGATTAAATAAAATGGCAGCTTTTCCAACCGTAACATTAGCAACACCTTTTATAGCACAAGTAGAATATGCAGGTACTAGCGTATCAGTATTACAAATCGCAGATGATGTAGATAGAAAGTCTCTTAGCGTCTTTTGTTGGTTAGGTGAAAACCCATCATTCAAGTATTGGATTCAAGTGTTAGATGCTTCTACCTATACAGTAGATTGGACTAACGATATGATTAACGCTGCAATTGTTGCCTTCTTTACTAATCCAGTATGAGAAAGGTTTTAATAGGCACACCATCTCACGATGGTAAATTAGATGTATGGTATGTCAATAGCTTAGTTAATACTATCCGATTGACTCCAGAAGATACAGTTATTGTACCTATTTATATGGCCTTTGATTCTTTAGTACAGCGGGCTCGAAATGACTTAGTTAAGATAGCCCTTGAGGGGGATTTTGATGACCTTATCTTTATTGATGGGGATCAAGAATGGGATCCTGAATGGATCTATACTCTCCTTAACTATGATGCAGATGTAGTAGGAGGTACAGTTGTTAAGAAGTCAGATACCATAGCATTTAATGTAAAAGTATTACCTACTGGACTTAAGACAGAAGAGAATGGGTTAATGGAAGTTGAGTGTATAGGTACAGGCTTCTTACGTATTTCTCGTAAGGCTCTTCAAGACATCTGGGATATAAGTGTTGACTACACTAACGAAGGTAAAGCTAATCGCATGGTCTTTGACATTAAAGTTATTGATGGTGAATTGATAAGTGAGGACAATGTCTTCTGTCGTAAATGGAAAGACCTAGGTGGTAAAGTATTCATAGATCCTAATATGACTTGTAATCACATAGGGAGTAAAAAGTATATGGGTAGTTTTGTAGAGTATGTAAAAACAATCTCTAATAATGTAGAGAGCTAATGTTTGGTTTTACTCCCTTTGCTGGAGCCCCCTTTGCTGATTTAGGGATAGTAACTAGTATAGTTACTGGAGTAGGAAGCAGTTCAGGGGTTGCAGTTGTAACAGGAGTAGGTACTGGTATTATAGCTGCTGTAGGCAGCTCAGTTGGAACAGCAGTTGTAACGGCAGTAGGAAAAGCCACAGCAGCCTCTACAGCAAGTAGTGTAGGTATTGCCACAGCAAATGCCAATGCAGTTGTTATATGGCTTGCTGGTGGTTCAAGTAGTGGTATAGCAGTAGTTACTGGTGTTGGTGTTACCTTAATAAGAAGTGTTGCATCTAGTGTAGGCACAAGTGTAGTAACAGGTGTTGGAGCAGCAACTGCTACTGGAGTTGGGAGTAGCGTAGGAACAGCCACTGTAAGTGGCGTAGGAACAGGAATAATAAAAGCAGTAGCCTCTAGTGTAGGTACTGCTGTAGTGTCAGGAGTTGGAAGTGCCATAGTGTCTTCTGTTGCCTCCAGTGTTGGAGTGTCAACAGTTAGTGGAATAGGCGTAGCAACCTTTTCAGCTGTCGGTTCTAGTAGTGGTACAGCAACGGTAAGTGGTGTTGGAGTTACCCTAGTCTTAGGAGTAGGATCCTCTACAGGTACATCTACTGTAAATGGAGTGGCTGTTGCCACAGCCGCTTCTACAGCAAGTTCAACTGGTGTAGCAGTAGTTACTGGTGTTGGTACTGGACTTATCTCAGCTGTAGGTTCTTCTACAGGTGTTGCAATTGTAAGTGGTATTGGAAGTGCAATAGATGCTGCTGTTGGTTCCTCTATAGGAACCTCTGTAGTAACAGGTGTAGGTGTTAGTACGAATGCAGGTGTGGGATCCTCTGTAGGAGTTTCTACAGTACAAGCTACTGGTACGGGTATAGTAAGTAGTGTAGGGTCTAATACAGGTACTGCAACTGTCTTAGGAGTTGGAGCTAGTTCAGCCACAGGACAAGGAATAGGAAATGCTGCTGGTACATCAGTTGTAACTGGTGTCGGAGCTTCTACTAATACTGGTGTTGGTTCTAGTGTAGGCACATCAACAGTCTTAGGAATAGGTACTGGAGTTATTAAAGCAGTTGGTGCCTCTGTAGGTACAGCTGTTGTAACAGGAGTAGGATCTAGTGTAGCAAAAGCAGTAGGTAGCTCATCTGGAGTTGCTGTAGTTTTAGGAGTAGGTGCTACTCTTAAAACAAGTGTAGCAAGTGCTACAGGTATTGCAACAGTTACAGGTGTCGGTTTAGCAATAGTTTCTAGTGTAGGTAGTGCAAGTGGTACATCTACAGTTAGTGGCATTGGTACTCTATTAATACAGTCTGTTGGTATTAGTAATGGTAGTTCTATAGTAACTGGAGGGGGCTTAGCAGTTACTACAGGTATTGGAAGTAGTACAGGAACTTCTAATGTAAATGGTGTAGATGGCTCTTTCTCTATAGATGAGCCTTCTAAGTTTGTTATAAAACTAAGTAAACGTAAATCAATTATAAACTCGTTTAGAGATTGGTTAGTTATAGAAAGCCCTAGAAAGCGTAAACTGTTTAGATACGGATATTCTAGAGGAGGGATCTTTGGTACTGGTGGTGGTGGTGGTGGACCCCCTCCACATCTCTGGGTAATTATTTATAGATATACTACAAGTGGAGCAGATAATGGGGCTAGGGGGCATTTTCAAACTAATGCTCTTTTACCATATCAATTATATTATATAAATGATTATGGAATTAATGTTTCCTTTCCTCAAGGATATAACGACACTTGGTACCTTGGTGTATCAAATAGATTTGATTTATTGTCAGCCTCTGAGTGGAATACAAATGTAGCTGATGCAAAAGCGTTAGCTACAACTACTACAGGAATACCTTGGGTAGAGCCTCCTTCTGTTATTGTAGATGGTATTTCATGTGGATACGCAGATCTTTTTGTAGACTTGTCTTTTGTAAACGTAGTGGAGTCAACAGACCCTGGACCTGGTGCTCCTTATACCCCTCCTCAATATGAAGTGGGTTTTGCAGCTGACCCTACTAGCCTTTCTTATGGAGTAGGTTACGCAACTTATGCAAACTCTGGAGATTACTTTAGTAATATTCTTGGAAACACTTTGAATGGGTTAGGTCCTATTATAGACCCTGGTCCTTCTGACCCATTATTAGGTGCTATTTATCCAGCAGCCTATTATGGAGTTATTGGAGATTTAAGTACTCATGTTGTATATAATAGTCTTGCAACCCCTGACCCCATATCTGGAGAATGGTATGATTCAAATGGATTTGAAGAGAATATAGCAGCATTAGCTAACTCTTACCATAATACTGGTTATAATGTTTATATGATTAGTTTAGGAGTAGAAGAGCTACCAGCAGTAGGATCTATTTATTACTGGTACGGCCCTCCAATTCATTAGTAACTATAAAAACATTATACATATAAAAAGGAAATAAAATGGCAGACAACTTTAACTTTAAGATAACAACTGAGAATGAAGTCTTTACATTTGACTTTACGCAGATGTTAGCTCTTGGAGAGACTATCACTAATGCTACTCAAGCTATATATGTTATGAATGGAGAAGATAGTTACCCTTCTGATATGTTCTCAGGACCACCGTTTTATACAAATACAACAGCCTCTCAAAGGCTGGTAGGTGGACTTAATGAAGTAACGTATCGACTTGCTATCACTATTTCTACTTCTCTTAGTAACACGTATGTCGCTCTAGGCGACCTAACAGTCTTTGATGTGGTGAGTGTGCAATGAGTTATCGTGCCTCATACTCTAAAGGGGATTGGCTTGCTATCTGTGATGTATGTGGTCGTAAGTATAAAGCATCTAAATTAAAGCAAAGGTGGGATGGTCTTATGTGTTGTCATCAAGATTGGGAAATCAGACAACCACAAGACTTTGTAAGGGGAGTAGCTGACATGCAGAATACTCCTTGGGTGCGTGACGAAGAGGCTGATACATTTAACAGCGACATCGTTGGTGTTTCAAACAACTTGAATGGGGCTGAATAATGGAAGGGTTAGAACATAGAGTAGTTAGATTAGAAGTCACTGTAGAGAATCATGCAGATGATTTATTAGAACTACGGACAACCTCTGCACAGCTAACTGCTTCTTTACAAGCAATAGAAAAGAACTTAACACAACTAAAGTGGTTAGCTATTGGAATATCAGTAGCAGTCTTTGTTAAAGAGATTGGCATTGATCATCTATTTATGGCAGCTCTTGGAGGAGCGTAATGGCATCTACATCTAATTATACCGTAACACGAGATCAAATCATTAGCTCTGCTCTTCGTAAGTTGGGTGTACTAGAATTAGGAGATACTCCTGATCCAGCTACTGTTGCTAATGCAGCTATCATTCTTAACTTGTTTATTAAACAAATGGGAACTGAGGGTATTAAACTATGGACTGTAGAAGAAGGTGTCCTTCCTTTAATAGCTGGGCAGACCTCTTATACTTTAGGAGGATCAGGTTCTGATACTTTCTATTTAGCTAATGATAATACCATGACACCTGTTCAAGATAAACCTCTTAAGTTCATTCAGTCATGGATACGTAATACAACTTCTAACATAGATACTCCACTTCTTATTAACTCTAAACAAGAGTATAACATACTAGGGTCTAAGTTCTCCACAGGGGTGGCTAACACCGCTTATTATGACCCTAGGAATACCTATGGGTACCTTTACCTTTTTCTAACGCCTGACGTTGCTACAGCAACTAATTACCAACTTCATTTTAACTATCAACGTCCCATCTATGATGTATCTTATGCTTCATCTAATGTAGACTTTCCTAATGAGTGGTTGAACGTTTTGGTATGGAACTTAGCAGATCAACTTGCTCTTGAGTATGGGGTGCCTCAAGGCAACCGTCAAGAGATAGGTCAAAGAGCTGTTGCTTATAAGACTCAGCTTCTTGATTGGGATGTTGAGTATGCAAGTACATTCTTTAAACCAGATCCAATGAACAATCCTGGAAGGCCGTAATGCATACCTCTCGTCTACCTTTAACACAACCTATTGAAAGTAGAGGACCTGATGTTACTAAGGACTCTCGTAGTGTCAATTGTTACTTTGAAACTAGAGATCAAAAGAGAGAGCTAGTTAAAAGACCTGGTCTAGACTTTGCTGTTCAACTTGCAACAACTACCCTTCCTACTACAATACAAGCACAAGGCTTAGCTGAGTTTGGTGGGTACATCATTGCAGTTGTTAATAACGTTGTTTATAAAGTAGACCCTGTCTCTTATGTAAGTACTACTCTAGGAACCATTAGTAGTTTCTATGAACAGGTTTACTTTAATAAAGACTTTAATAACCAGCATCTCTTCTTTCATACTAATCAATACTTCTATGTAATAGATAGTACCTTTACATTAACTCAACTTACTAATACATCAGTAGCATTTGCTACTGTAGTTGTTAATGGTTCTGGTTTTACTACTACATCTACTGTAACCTTTACTCCTCCAGGAACTGGAGTTACAGCAACTGGAACTGCTACTATTAGTGGTGGTGCCATTATTGCAGTTACTATTAATAACCCAGGATCTGGATATACATCTCCTCCTACGTTTACTGTTACTGGAGGATCTGTAGCAGCCTCTGGCACGACTACTTTAAATGTATTACCTACAGGTCTTTATTCAGGTGGTGTGGTCTTTTTAGATCAATACATCTTTGTAGGAGCTGGTCAAAACCGTATTTATAATAGCTACCTTAATGACTGTACTAAATGGGATGCTTTAAGTTATGTAACCTTTGCACAATCTTCTGATTCTTTAATAGGAATAGCTAAACATTTAAACTACTTAGTTGCGTTTGGTGAGTTCTCTTTACAAATGTATTATGATGCTGGTACCTATCCAGGATCTCCGTTAGCACTTGCTCCTACGTATATGAGTGAGGTTGGTTTAATTAGTCCAAACTCTTTGGTACAAAGTGAGAACACTCTGTTCTGGGTAGGTAGAAGTAAAGCTAATGGTCCTGCTGTGTATATAATGGATGGAACATCTCCTGTAAGGGTCTCTACTCATAGTATTGAAAAGTACTTACAAGAGTCTACCTTAGCAGACTTAAATGCATATGTAATAAAAGTCAATGGGCATTTGTTATATATCTTGACAATTAATGATTTAAATGTTACAATGGTCTTTGATGCTGTAGAACATATGTGGTATCAATGGACTATGTGGTCTGTAGGACAAGCTGATACAGGTGCTAATGGCACTAGTCAACCTAACGTAGGTATCCTTTGTGAGAATTACTTTAGACCTACTTTCTACTGTTCAGTAAATGGCAACACGTTTGTTTTAGATGATGACCTTGGTACCTTATACAAACTAGATCTTTTTACTTACACTGATAATGGTGCTCCTATTTATGTTAGATCTGTAACTGATCTAGTAGATAATGGTAATACTAAACGTAAGTTCTTTAATAGAGTAGAAGTAATTGGAGACAAGGTATCTGCTTCTGCTTTTATACGGCATACAGATGATGACTATCAAACATGGTCTAAGTATCGTGAAGTAGACTTAGGAAGCTCTAGATCACAGTTCTATTGTGGTGGAGCTTCTAGACGTAGAGCATATGAATTATTATGTACAGATGCTGCTCCTCTTAGGCTTGATGCCTTAGAGATTGATTTCTCTTTAGGGGAGTTAGATGAGCAATCACAAGGAGTACAAACTCCATATAGGAAATAGAATGATTACATATCAAGTAGAGATGTTTAAAGATGTAGAAGCAGAGATGTTAGTACTATCTGAAAGACACTGGAAAGAAGTATCTCCTTATACAGAAGAACGTCCTCTTAATATTGATCTTGATTTCTATTACAAAGTAGAGAGTGAGGGCCGTCTTGCTACCTTTACAGTTAGGAATGATGGTAAGTTAGTAGGATATAGTTATTTCATATTTGTAACGCTATCTCATTATAAACAGATTACAATTGCTGTAAACGATACTCTATATGTTGATCCTGACTATAGAAAAGGAATGGTTGGTTATAAGTTTATTAAGTTTGCTGAAACACAACTAGTATCTTTAAATGTACAAGAGATAATGTGGCGTACTAAGTTAGGTGAAAAGAACTTTGGTACTCTTTTAGAAAGACTTGGATACTTCCCTGAAGAAGTGTCTTATACAAAGATGGTAAACATTAAGGAATAATCATGGGAATAGGTGCTATATTAGGTGGGGTGTCAAGTGCTATAGGCATTGGGAATTCTCTTTTTGGTGGAGGTAGTTCTGGGGGAAGTGGTAGTGGTTCTGCTTCTAGTGCTCAAACTTATGACCCGTATGCTCCGTATCGAGGAGCTGCGGCTTCTATGTATAACAACTATCTAACAGGAGGGAATGCAAACCCTTCTCAGATGCCAGGGTTCTCGTCCTTCGAGTCGGGAGTCGTACAGCCAGGACTGCAAGCTACCCAAGCTAGTATGGCGTCTACGGGACAGTTTGCATCTGGTGCTGAAGAGCTCGCTTTAAACAAACAGGCAAATCAAGGTTATACTGGGTTCATGAATAACTACTTAGGTCAGCTTACAGCTGCTTCTGGGGCTGCTCAGAATCCTTACAATGGTGGTATGGCTGCTGTAACTGGTGGACAACAACAACAAGCTAATCAAGCAAATGTTCTTGGCCAACTACAAGGAGCCTCTTCTGGAATAGGACAAGGAATACAAAGTCTTTGGGGTGGTGGTGGAGCTACATCCGCTTCTATAAACAATCCATCTAATACAAACTCTAGTGGTGTATATACTGGGCCTGGTGCCCTAGCTGACACTAGCGGTAATTACTTCTCAGCGTCTTAATAAGGAACTATAATGCCATATGATATAGGAGCCTTCCAACGTAGTGGGCTACAAACACAAGAAGCTGTTGATACATATGCTTCTACAGTAGGAGCTACTAACTCATCTAACAATCTGTTAATGCAACAGAACCAAGCACAAATAGATAGTAAAAGCTATCTAGATAACTTGATGAAACAAGTTGCTAATGATCCACAAGATCAAACAGATCCTGGAGTACCAGATGTGGCATCTGCAACTCCTGCAACATCTACATCTCAACCAGGTGCCCCTGCTAATCTTGGAGGGGCTCCTAGCTCTCCTGTACCTCCAACAGCTCCTATATATGGAGCTACTGGTCTTGGTGGCATGCAACAAGGAACTCCAGGGACTCCTAATCAAGTAGGACCTAATGGATTTCAACAACCAACAGCTACTAATCAAGGAGGTATGCAAAAGCCTCAAGGACCTGCTGGTGCGGTTTCTCAACCTGCTCAAGGACAAGGTCCTGTTGGAGCCACTCAACAACAACCACAAGCAGCTCAGGCCGCTCCAACTCCGTTAGCTCAGAAAGTTAGAGAAGGTCAACAAGCTTTAACAGCTGAGAAGAAACTTACTAAAGTATATGAGAAGGCTATTACTCAAGCTATGAAAGATGGTAAGAGTGATGTTGTTGCTGCTCTTATGACACAGCTTACTAATCAGAAACAACAAGAGTTTAATACAGAGACTGCTCATATTAAGAACACAGAAGCTCAAATGGAGTTTGGTGGTCGATTAGCACAAGGGTATCTAGATGGTATTACACAAGATCCTGGTCAAGAGGCTATGCTTTGGAACAACTTAGTAAATAGTGCTGTAGAGAATGGTTATCCTGGTACTGAATTACAACAAGCTAAAACACCTCAACAACATCAAGCTGTTGCTACTCAACTAAAAGGTATGGGTATGAAGAGTGCAGATGAGGCTCGTATACAACAACAACAGGCTAAGATGGGTTGGGATAAGTATAAGTTTCAAGTTATGCAAGACTTTAAAGTTGCACATGCTGCTCAAGAAGAGAATGATAAAGCAACTGATCGTGAGTATAAACATACTGAGGATGCTCTAAAGAATAAACAAGCTTTACGTAAAGAAGACTTTGCTAACTTATCTAAAGTAGTAGAGATTGAACAGAAAGATGTTAGTCGTTATGACACTGAGATTGCTGAGTTAAATAAGAGTAGAAAAGACTTAGCAGATGTTACAGCTCTTGCTGGAGCTTCTGGTATGTTAGGTGAAGATCCTAGAGCTCATCAAATAGAAATACTTGATCAGAAGATAGCTCAGACGACTGCTTGGAGAGATGCAGCTACTGGTAGGGTTAAACAAGGTGAGGGCTTATTAAGAGAAGCTGGAGGAGTTGTTCCTAAAGCTGCTCCTGCAACTGCTGCTAAACCTGCTGCTGCTAAGCCAGCAGCTAAGACCGTTCCAGAAGATCCTAAGACGAAAGCAGAAGCCTTTGCTATGTATCAGCATGCTTTACAAGATCCTAGAGCAAAAGATCCAGCAACACGAGCTCGTATAGAGAAAGTATATAAAGAAGACTTAGCTAAACTAGGAGCCTAATGGCTGATTTAAATAGATATGAAGCTGCTCTATCATCTAATGATACAGAGCATGAAGCTACTACAGCTGTGGAGAGTGGTGGACGACAGTTTGACACTAAGGGTAACGTATTAACATCTTCTTCTGGTGCTATAGGTCGTAAACAAGTCATGCCTACTACTGCTCCTGAAGCAGCTAAGCTTGCAGGGGTTCCTTATAATAAGTATCTATTTGAAGCAGTTCCTGAATACAATGATCAATTAGGTGACGCCTACTTTGATAAAAAGCTGGAAGAGAATAAAGGAGATGTTCCTAAAGCACATGCTGCTTATAATGCAGGACAAGGAACAGTTCAAGCTGCTGAAAAGAAGGCAGCTGCCTCTGGTAAGGACTGGACAGATTACTTACCTAAAGAGACTCAAGGCTATTTAAAGAAGATAGAAGAGTGGAGACATCCTACTCCTAAAGCAGCTTCTCCTAATAGATACTTACAAGCTCTAGATGAATCCCCTATAGATCCAACTTCAACTCCTTCTGCAGACCCTTCTAGTAATAGATATCTAGCAGCTCTTGGACCTACTACTAAAACCCCTCCTGCTGCTAAACAGTCTGTATGGGAAACTGGGGGCTCTCATTTTGTAGCAGGTGTCCCTCAAGCTGCTGGAGGTCTTGCCGCTGCAGACGCTCTTACATCATTCACAGCTCCTTGGGCTATTGCTTTAGCTCCTGAGACATTAGGTCTTAGTTTATTAGCTGTTCCTATTATCTCTGGTATTGTAGGATATACTGCAGGATCTTATGCTGCTGGTAAAGCTGAGCATGCTCTTCTTCCAGAAGTAGTTAATAAGTATCTTGAGGTTGGTGCTCAACAGAATAAGCATTCTGCCTTTGCAGGTGACTTACTATCTTTTGGTATTGGTGGGGTTGCTGTTCCTAAGACATTAGTTCATGCAGCTGTTAGCTCAGCTGTGGGTACTGGTTTTACTGGTCTACAACAGATTGCTGATGGTAAGTTAGATGTAACTGAATTAGCTATGTCTGCTGTTATGTTTCCTTTCTTTGGAAAGGGAGCTAAAGAAGCAGGTACAAAAGACAGTGCTCTTGGTAATAAGTTTAAAGAGATGTCTACCAACAAACAAACAGCAGAAGAGCTACTTGGTACATCAAAAAGCCTCTATGTACCATCAGGTGTTAAGGGTATAAAAGTTATTGACATTCGTAAAGAGTCTGATGCTGACTATATGGCACGGCATGGAGAGACTTCAATTGATGTTGATGAACATAAGAATGAGCGTTTTCTAAATCAAGGTCCTGTTAGACGTGTTTTAACACCAGCTGCCGAGAAAGCTTTTAAAGAGGGGACTGAGCTCCCTCCTATGAATGAGAGGTACCATATAGAAGTAGACTCTGAAAAGCTTAAAAAGGCGTTTGAAGCAGGATATGCTGACACACAATATGACCTACCTGAAGGTACTTTTAAATCTGAGCAAGCTTACTTAGATTTCTCTATTCATAGAGCAGCTCTTGAACATGAGATGTCTCCAGAACAGTTCCTTAAAGAGCATCCTCAATGGGATGTTGAAGCCTCTTATGATGCTAGGGAGGATTGGTATACTCGTAACCTCTTTTATGAAGCTGAAATGGATGAGCTCATGAATAGGAGTGGGGGTATCATGAACTCTAAATCTCCTCATTGGGATGAATTCAATGAAAGAAAACAAGAACTAGACGACAGGAAAGCGGAAGGCCCTCCTCCTCCTGTTGTTCGTAATAAAGGTAATCTTAGTGCTAAAGAAGTACATAGTGTTTTATTGGGTTCTAAAAACATGGGAGAGGCTATAGATCGTATGGTTGCTGGTGGCTTTGGCAACAATCATATGAGGTCTTTACTTGAAAGATTGCAAGGTAATAAGTATCTAGCAGACGGTAGACTTGTATTAGATGCAGAAGAGAGTGACACTGAAATGGGTAGTTACAATCTTAAAGGTCACAGAGTGACGTTAAGAGGGCAGGCTCAGTTGCGTACCTTTGTTCATGAGGCTTTTCACGCTGTTACTGCTAATGCATATGAAGCTGCTAAAAGTGCAAGGCTTCCCATAGCAAGTAAGTTCGATGCTTTTCTTAAAGGTCTTCAAGAGACGGCTGATCCAAAAGAGCTTTACACTGATACTAATAAAAAGATGCAGGCTCTGGGTTTGTATGGAAATGAAAGGTCTGCTTTATATGGGCTTAGCTCAGTTCATGAAATGATATCTGAAGGCTTTACAAAGAAAGAGTTTATAGAATTCTTAAAAGAGAAATCTATTCTAGGTATAGATACTAAACCTACTAATGCTTGGGATGCGTTTAAAAACGCGATTAAAGAGCTTATAAAGTTTAAAGGTAAGGCAGAAAGTGATAGTGCGTTTGATCAACTCATGGATCTATCTGAAGAGCTAGTTGAAGAGGACACTGTACGTCATGCTGAGGGTTGGAGTCGTAATCCAGAGCTTACTCATTTTAACTCTGAAGAGAGTGTAGACTATAATAGTTGGATTAATAATGCTGCTATGGAGCAGTCTCGTGTTAATCCATTCTTTAACGTAGATGACTTAAACATTCCAGGTATTCCTAATGATGTACAAGGCCTTGCTGACTTCTTACATGTATTAAACATGGGTCATGCTATAGATGATATTGCTTACTCTCAAGTGTACGATGACATTATAAAGAGGTCTTCTAAAGAGAACTTAGATAACATGCGTAAGTATGTTGAAGGTATTACTGACAGTATCTCTGATTCTGATAGACCTATCTTTGATAAGTTTGTAAAACCTCTTTTAGATACTAGACGTGCTGGTTTAGAATACTTAATGAAAAAGGGTGTTATTCCTACTGTTCCTTTAGACTCTAAGAACTTTCCTCGTAGACGTTTAAAGATGAGTCATGAGGCTCAGTCTTCTTATGCAGAAGCTATGAAAAAGGCTGGTGTTGATATGGATGAGGGGTTCTACTCTAAGTTTAAGAACTACTTTAAAGAGCTAGCTGGAGGAGACATGTCTGACTTTAATGCTGACATGGAACGTCGTAGAGGCTCTACAGAAGAACGTTCTGTCTTTATGGTAGAAAAGCCCGATGGTTCTAGACAAGCTGTTCAGATTACTAAGAAGGGAGCTCTTCTTAATTGGAATGATAAAAAGCCTACCTTTATGGGTATGCATACTGATGAGCGTCTAACTGTAGGTGACCACCTATGGGGTGGTGTTGTTAAAGAAGGTAAGATTGAAGAGCTAGAACAACACACATTCTTTGAATATAACAAGGATGCTTTGGCTGTTCTTTTACATTCTAATGCTGAAATCAGAGAACAAATCAGAGCACATGAAGGGCTAGAACGTCTCAAAGAGAGCCCTTTATTCAAGACAATGGCGTCTCCTCCTGGAGAAACAATTCCACATAATGATTGGAGAGTTCCTAAATACATTGATAAGGTTCCAGGTCTTCGTGGGTATGCTTTTCCACCTAAGATGGCAGAGGTTATAGAAGACTTTGCTAAGATGAATGAGCCTAGTCTATTAACTAACATCTCTAACATTCTTATTAAATGTATGATGCTTAATCCTATAGCTCACATATTCAATGAGAGTATGCACTTGTATAATGCTCGGGGTTTAAGTGGATGGGTTACTCCTCAAGGTCTACATAGGTTTGCCACTACAGGTAAAGAGGCTATGAATAGTGTCTTACAACAAGATCAATTCTATAAAGATACTATGGCACTTAATGGATCTTTAATGGATCCTGTAGGTCATAGTGCTTATCAAGATGCTTTACATTCTAAAGGTGTTAAAGAGTTTGGTAAGACTCTTGAGTTTAAACAACTAGCTGCTAGTTTAGGTAGAGCTCCTGGGGAGCTTCTTAATGCTATCTCTAAGAAGTCAAATACAGCTATGTGGACTACTCGTAACATGATGTACATACAATACATTAAAGAGTTGATGCAAACTAAAGGGCTATCTCATGCTGAGGCTATTCAACATGCTGAGAAACACATGCCTAACTATCGTTTACCTACGCATGTAGGTGAGAAGATGCTAGGAGCAGCTGCGAGCCGTGGTTTAAGTAATGTGTTACAGAATCCTAACATGTCTGTATTTAGTCGGTATCACTATGGTATGATTAAGTCCTTAATAGAAACAGCTAAAGACGTAAAGTCTGGAGATAAGTCTAAAATGAAAGAGGGTCTAGATACTACAGCTGCTATTGTAGTGGCTATGTCTGTTTTATATCCAATGATGGATATGATGGCAGCTGAATTAACAGGTAATAAAGATGCTAAACAACGTCGTGCAGGTCCTTATCATCCTATAAATGCCATTATGGAAGTGGCTAACTCTACTAAAGATCCACAAGCGGTTCTTAGTAGTGTCTTTACATTCAATCCTGCATTACAAGCATTAGTTGAACTTGCTATTGATCGTAAAGCATACTCAGGTATGCAAGTATACAATCCTCAAAGTGCTCCTGATGTTATAGCTAAAGATGTTGGTAAGTACTTATTAGAACAAAACCCGTTATTGGGTCAAGCTATGAAAGCAGAAGAAGATAAGGGAGGTCCTGGTGAAGGATGGGCTGTAGCCCTTGCTAGACAAGCAGACATCGTAACGAAGAGTCCTATAAAAGAAGCTAAAGACGTACAACACGTTAATAAGCTTAAGAAGAAGGGTTTGAAACACACAATTAAAAGTAGAATGGGATTAGAATGAACGTCTTATTATTAGATCCAGCTGGTGCCTTTACAGACTTTGCTATTAAACTACAGGAACATGGTCATAAGGTCCGTCAGTGGCAAAAGCCACATTTAGACGGGTCTGCTTCTTTTATTGGTAAGGGGCTTGTGCCCCGTGTACTTAACTGGCAAGCCAGTATGTCATGGGCAGACATAACTATCCTCTCAGACAATGCATATCAAATGCAGTTTTTAGAGAAGTATCATAAAGAAGGATATCCTATCTTTGGTGCTTGCTTAGAGACTTCTTATTTAGAACTTCGTCGTGGTTTTGGTCAAGACATTATGGAGATTGCTGGTCTTAACATTATTCCTGGTAAAGAGTTTAAGACTTATGCCGAAGGTATAGCTCATCTTAAAGCGAATCCTAAGAGATATGTATCTAAACCCTCTGGAGATGCTGATAAGAGTTTAAGTTATGTATCTCAAGGTCCAGAAGACATGCTATTTATGCTTGAAAGATGGGCTAGTGCTGGTAAGAACAAGATGCCTTTTATTATGCAAGAGTTTGTTCCTGGAATTGAGGTTGCAGTTGGTGGTTGGTTTGGTAAGGGTGGTTTTAATAAGGCAATCTGTGAGAACTTTGAGTTTAAGAAACTGATGCCAGGGAACTTTGGTGTTAATACAGGTGAAATGGGTACTGTTCTTAAGTATGTAGAGAACAGTCGTCTCTTTGATGAGACTCTAGGTAAACTAGAAGACTTTCTATCCTTTCAGAAGTACACTGGTTATGTAGATTTAGCTTTTATTGTAGATGAAGAGGGGTCACCAAGGCCTCTAGAATGGACTACACGGCCAGGATGGCCTTTGTTTAATATACAAGCTGCTCTACACAAGGGAGACCCTGTAGAGTGGATGTGTGACTTGTTAGAAGGTAAGGACACCTTGAAGGTGTCTAATCAAGTTAGTGTAGGCAACATTGTTGCCGTACCTGATTTTCCTTTTACTAGATCTACTGGTCGGGACCCTAAAGGGTTCCCTATCTATGGTTTANATAAAGTCAAGAAAGATTCAGTACATTTATGTGAAGTAATGACAGGTAAGGGTCCTGTGTGTAAAGATGGTAAGTTTAGTGAAGAGTCTATGTTGGTCACTGCTGGTGACTATGTTCTTGTTACTAGTGGCACCGCGGACACTATTAAAGAAGCTGCGGAGAAGTCAATGGACGTTGTCAAGAAGATAGACATTCCTAGCTCTAAGATTGTTCGTAATGACATTGGTAAAAGACTTAAAGAAGAGTTACCTAAACTGAAGAGTTACGGTTATTGTAAAGAGTTTAAGTATGAGTAATAGTAATACTAAAATCAATATACCTATTCCTATGAATCCTATAGGAGAGAACTTTGTATGGAGAGATTGGTTTCAGAAGCTTAGCAATCGGATCTATGGATCCATTGCCTCGCAAGACGCTGTGAATGTACAAATTGGTGGGGGTACTATTGATAACACAGTTATTGGTGGATTGACTCCTGCTGCTGGTACATTTAGTTCTTTGACTACTGCTGGATTGACTGGGTATTTATATGGTCATGATAGTAGTGGACCAGTTACTGCCTCTACAACTATTCCAGCGACTGCTATTACTGGACTAGGTTCTGCTATTAATCATAATGACCTCTCAGCGATTCAAGGAGGGTCTTCAACTGAACGGTATCATTTAACTGCTGCTCAACAAGCTCAAGTAGTAGCAAATGACCATGATAGTATGAATGGATTACAGGGTGGAACTACAGGGCAATATTACCATTTAACTTTACCCGTTTATACACAAGTCACTACTCCACCACATATAGAAACATATGACCTTACTAGTTCTATTACTGTAGGGACAACCCCGTTTGTTTTAAAACCAGCTACAACTGTTGCAGGAAATCAGGGAATTACTTATGATAATACTACGGGTATCTTTACTTTTACAAACGCAGGTACATATACTTTATCTATAAATGTAAATTGTTATGCGAGTTCAGCTAATCAGATTATTTATATATGGGCTGAATTAAATACAGGGAGTGGTTGGGTAGCAAATCCTCAAGGTGGTAAGATTGTTCAATTAGTTAATAACCAAGAGTTCCAAGCAGTCAACGCTCAAGCGGTTTATAGAATAGCTGGCTCTCAAGTTAGGTATTGGATATATGGTAATGATAGCCACACTTCTTTAATTACTTCAACATTGCCGTCGATTAGTAGCACTGTGTACGTTCCTGCAATTAGATTCCAGTTTATTGGATAGGAGACATAATGGATTTACAACTTAAACGTGTTGAGTTTGGTACCGACTATACAATTGGTAGGTTGTCAATTGACAACCAGTTCTTTTGTTTTACTCTCGAACCAAAGGTTCGTACAGATGGTAGTAAGGTCGCTGGTCATACAGCGATCCCAGCTGGTACATATCAAGTGGTTATAGATATGTCAACTAGGTTTGGTAAGATGATGCCACACATCTTAAACGTAAGTGGGTTTGAAGGTATAAGAATACATCCTGGTAATACAGATGTAGATACTGAGGGGTGTGTTTTGTTGGGGATGACTTGGGCAGGAGGGGACTTTGTAGGTCAAAGTCAACTTGCTTTCTCTAAGTTTGTTCCTCAATTAGAAAAGGGCCTCTTAGAAGGCCCTGTAATACTGCAAATCGCTTAGGATCAACAGGAAGGGGCCTACAACGCACGCAAGCCCCTTTCTGATATGCTAGCCTTGACTAGCTTCTTCCAGCCCCGTGTATGCCCANTATAGAAGCCGTTTTCTTCTCACCANTTAGAAAACCGAGTGCTTCTTCTAATGTAGCAGCAATTACCTGCTTACCTATCTTCTCTTTCTTTAATTCACTGTAACCTTGGATTGCAACAACGTATCCA